AGGCTCAGAGACAGACACAAACGAGGATGGCGTGGCAATCACAGTAACAATGGGCGGTGCTGCTGGCACTGGTACTATTGAACTGACGATCATGTATGTGGTTGACTAATTAGGGCGGGGCGGGAAACCGCCCCTCTCTCCATTGCGAGGATGAGAGATGGCATCACAAGTTGACATTGCAAACTATGCGCTAAATTTATTAGGTGCTTCTAACATTTCTAGTTTTGATGAAAACAGTAAGGCTGGTCGTTTGGTCAACCAGTTTTATGAGGGAACTAGAGATTCAGTGTTTCGCTCACATCCTTGGAACTGCCTTATTCGTAGGGCGGAATTAGCGCAGGAAACAGACACGCCTGCGTTTGGCTATGCCTATCAGTATGCGTTGCCCACTAACCCATACTGCTTACGTGTCTTAGAGTTTTCAAACGGTACTCTATCGTATCCACAAGATAACATGACGAGTAACAGTGGTGGCCCCGTCTTTGCGATTGAGGGGCGCAAACTGTTGACTGACGAAGGTACTGTTAAGATTAAGTACGTGGCTAAGATTACTGACCCGCAAGAGTATGATGTAAGCCTAACACAGGTTATCGCGGCTCGATTGGCGGCAAACATTGGCTACGCAATTACAGGTTCTAACAGCATAGTACAAATGATGTACGCAAAGTATGATGAGGAAATCAAAGAAGCGCGCTTGAATGACGCTACAGAAGGTGCGCCACAGCGCCTAGAGGCAAGCGACTTTATTGAGAGTAGGTTGTAAGCATGGCAAGATCAGCACCCGCGCTAAGTTCTTTTACGGCTGGTGAGATTAGTCCACGTTTAGAAGGTCGTACTAACATCGAGAAATATCGTGAAGGTCTGTCCGATCTAACGAATATGGTGGTTATGCCTCACGGTGGCGTTACCCGCCGTCCTGGTACTGAATATCTTGGTGAGGTAAAAGACAGCTCTGTAAAGACGCGGCTTATACCATTTCAGTTTAAAACGACAGATACATACATCTTAGAATTTGGCGATCAGACTATGCGGGTATTTCGCAATGATTTGCAGGTTCTGGATGGTACGGACAAAAGCATTACTGCGATTACGAAAGCTGACCCAGGTGTGCTAACAAGTTCATCTCATGGTCTGAGTGATGGCGATGAGGTCTATGTGGATAGCATAGGCGGCATGACAGAGCTTAATGGTCGCAACTATCTCGTAGCAAATTCTACGACAAACACGTTCTCTTTGCAGGATTTGTTTGGCAATGACATAGATACGACAAACTTTACAACGTATACATCTGGCGGTACTGCGACAGAAATATACAATATTTCAACACCTTACGCGGAAGCTGACTTGTATGATCTGCGTTTTGTGCAGTCTGCGGATACAATGTACATTGTGCATCCCTCATATGATATACGTACGTTGACGAGAACGGATCACAATGCGTGGACATTTGCGACACTTTCTATAACTGGATCACCTTCTCCTAGCCTATCTGGTTCAGACAACCGCCCTAGCGTTGTTACATTTTTTGAGCAAAGATTAGTTTTTGGTGGCAGTAACAATTACCCGCAAACACTATGGTTTAGTAAAAACGGTAACTATACAGATTTTACTGTTGGCACGGCTGCGGATGATGCGCTGATCTATACAATCGCTAGTAACCAAGTGAATGCTATTCGCTATTTGTCGGCTACGCGGGTTCTTACGATTGGCACGTCTGGCGGTGAATATGTGCTTACGTCAACAAATGACGGGCCTGTTACGCCTACGACTACGCTTATTCGTAAGTATTCAAACTATGGATCAGCTGCTATAGAGCCTGTGCAGGTTGCAGATGTTACGCTTTTTGTGCAGCGCGGTAATCGTAAGCTGCGCGAGTTTAAGTTTGTTGGTGACGTTAATACTGGCGGTTATAATGCGCCAGATATGACGATATTAGCAGAGCATATTACAAATGGCGGCATAACGCAGATGGCATACCAACAAGAGCCTGATAGCGTAGTTTGGTGTGTACGCGATGATGGCACACTTCTTGGCATGACATATCGCCGTGAAGAAGAAGTTGTTGCGTGGCATAAGCATGTCATCGGCGGCGGGTTTAGCAGCGGTCAGGCTGTCGTAGAAAGCATTGCAACTTTGCCTACGGATACAGGTGAAGATGAGCTGTATATGACTGTTAAGCGTACAATAAATAGTACAACAAAACGATACGTTGAGAAGCTCAAGATTTTTGATTTTGGTGACGATACTACAACTGCATTCTTTGTGGATAGTGGCTTGTCGTATAGCGGTAGCGCGACAACGTCTGTATCTGGCCTGTACCATTTGCAAGGCGAAACTGTTTCTGTTTTGGCAAACGGAGCAAGCCACGCTGATAAAGACGTAAGTTCTGGCGGTATTACCTTAGACTTTTCCGCAACGAGTGCAGCTATAGGATATGGCTTTACAAGCAACATGCAAACGCTGCGCATTGAAAGCGGATCAAGTGATGGGACATCGCAAGGTAAACCCAAGCGTATCCATGATATTACCCTTAGATTGTATGAAACTGTGGGTATTGAGGTCGGAAATGACGCTGGGGAGTTGGATAGAATACCGTTTCGTGATAGTTCTATGAATATGGATGAGGCTGTGCCTCTGTTCACAGGAGACAAAGAGATCGAGTTTCCAGGTGGTTTTGATGATGATGACCGTATCTATGTTAGGCAGACGCAACCATTACCAATGACGGTACTTGCGTTGTTCCCACGCATGAATACGTTTGACTTATGAGGTGATTAAATGGGTACGTTATGCGCGGTAGTTCCAGTCGTTACCTCAGTCATTGGTGGTATTCGGCAAAAGAATGCCTCTGACAAAGCTGCTGCTGCTGCACAAGAAGCGGCTAACTTCAACGCAGAAATGATTGAGCGTGATGTTGACTTGTTGGAGCGGCAACGCGGAATTATCAATGCTCAGTTTGCGATAGATCAGAAAAGATTTAGAACACAGTTTGAAGATGATGTGCAGGGCGCTGCGCGCAACATGTTTGGCTATGCTGGTGTTGAGATGAGTGGTGGCACACCTTTGGCTGTGTTGCGTCAAAACGCGCGTGAGTTTGACTATCAGGCTGCTGTCAATGAATTTAACAATGAAATGGTCAACATGCAGATTAGTGATGAGCAGGAGAATGCTCGACTGAATGCAGAGCTTGCGCGCATGGAGGGTGGTAGCACTGCTGCATCACTACGTGCGCAGGGTACGGCCTCTCTTATTTCCAACTTGGGTAAAGCTGCTACGCTTGGATATGAGCGTTTCGGCCCGTCCCAGCCTGGTCGTGGATCGCTCTTACCGTAGGATAACGCAATATGAAGATACCAGTTTATAGAGCAGAAGGTGGTTTAAGTACAGACACCCCAGGGCGTTCCATCCGCGCACGTAAAAGTGTTCAGCAAGCGGCAAGGACAGAGCTTGCAAAAGCAGAGCCTATGAAAGCTTTATTAGACTCTGTGAATGAATACACAGAGACACGCTATAGAATAGAAACAAAGAACAATCTTGATAATGCGCTGCTTGACGCAGAGGAGGCGCTGCGCTCTCGTCGTGAGGAACTAGCTAAGTCAAGAGAATATGGCAAAGTTCTTGATGGTGACGATCCTATCTGGACGCGCGAGACTACAGAGCTGCAACGTCAGTTATCTGAGAAAGTTGGCAGAGACAGATACGCACAACAACAGTTTCAATCACAGTTTCGTCAATTAGAGACACGCAATAGATTTGCTTTGCGCGCTGACATTGATCGCCGTGTAGAGATTGCTGCCGCGCAAAACCGTGCGCGTAGGCTAAAGAATGGCGAGGATCAATTAGCAAACGGCTATGATCTTGGCGAAGTTTCTCTAGTCTTGCAAAGTGTCGTCAATGATACGCAAAAGATGGCGGCAATTAAAGCAGGCGACTTATCTGCGCTGACTACGCAACAGTATGAGATGCTAAAGCGCGGTGCATTCCGCGCGCTAGAAAACAATGCTGATAAGGCTGCTAGCGGTGTAGATTTTGTAGATCAGATAAAAGCTGCGTTACGCGATGGTTTACCAGAGACAGAGCAAGCTGATCTTTTTGACCCACGGGGCGAGACACGCATACCAGAGGGTGAGGCTGCGCTAAAAAGCACAGAGGCCGCGTATGTGTACGGCCTAATGAAAATGCTTAGTCCTAGTGACCAAGCGCAGCTTTTAAAGTCTGTAGGCGGCACACAAACATTTCTGGAAGGGCCAACACTAGCAGAGCAGAATGCACAGCGGATTGCGCAAACTTCTGCGCAACAACAGGCTACACAGATGGGTGTGCGGCTAGATGAGATGGCAAGTGGCAATACTTTGTCTGCCGACACAATGACAGAGATACGTCAGGGTATTGAAGCTATATCGCCATACTTAGATGCAGATACAAGCAATGCACTAGGTGCGCAGTATGCGGAGCTAGAGTATATCAACAACTTACAGATTGGCGTGGGCAAGGTAGCAAACTTAGAAAACATTGCTGGCCTAAAAGCGCGTTATGCAGATGGCATAGCGGGAAAGGGTGGCTCTGGCGTTGACACTAAGTTTGAACAGACTGTCATTGCTACGCTAAACAAGTTTGAAGAACGCATGACTGCGGCTCTTGCGCCAAGCGGAGATGCGATTGATTTTGCCCAGCGCACAAAGATGGATGGCGTTAAGATTGCGCCTGTTGATCTTTCTGTTGAGGGTATCATGGAAGATGCGGCTATGTCGGCTAGAGAAGGTGGCCTGACTATG